TATGAGGCTTAATCATGGCAAAGCGAACTAAGGTGCTTGGCGACAAAGCGCCCGAGGAACCGTGGAAGGAAATTGTAGCGTTGCGGGAGCGGGTGGCCGAGCTTGAGGCGGAGAATAAAGCGTTGCGGGAACAAGTGGTCGAAGCGCTGGAAGATGCGTTCTTTGCGATTGCACATCTCGTCGCCGAGGGCGACCGCCAGGGCTGGTACGATAGCCAAGCACGAAGTACCGCGCGCAGCGCTGGGGATGAACTTGTTGAGCTGGGCGTATTCGAGCGGCATCCCGACGGGTACGGGCGGCGCTGGTTCTATCGCAGAAAGTAAAACAAGCAAGACGATTAAGCATGGCAAAAAAGCTCACAGGCAAGAAAGCAACGCGGGCGCAGATGACCGTTCGCGTAAATGACGTATATACAAAGCTATTGGACGCGTGGTCGCGGCGGGACATCGTTGAATACGCCGGGAAAACCTGGAAGATTGGCAGGGGTCAGGCGGATAACCTGATTGCCCGCGCTACCGAGGCTATCCTTGACCGCGGTAACATCCCGCGGCAGCTACAGCTTGGTACGGCGAGGGCCCGGGGGGAACGCTGGCTTAAGAAAGTGATTGCTGCGCCGCCGCGCAGTTTTGGAAATACGTTAATGGCCGCCAAGACTACGGCTATCCGCGGGTTGACGCGCGACATTAACGAACTTAGCGGTCTGCTCCAGACGCCCGAAGCGGTTGGCATGGACATGGCCGAACTGAAACGCACGCTGACTGAGGAGGCCAGCGCGTACCCCGAACCGGAAGGAAAGGAAAAACACGATGGCAACACTGGGTAAGCAACTGATGGACTTTATTGACAAGGAACCACTAGCTATTGCCGCCTCTGGGCGCGAGAGCGGGCTGACCGCCGAGCAAAAACACGGGCTGTACCTTCTGTGGCATTCCGTCGCCGAAGACAAGCTGAATCAGAGGTTGGGCGAGATGCTTCTGCGCCCCTGGAAAATTGTGCTGAAATCGGACACGCAGGAACCCGAACCGGACGCGCCAGCCATTGAGTGCAAGTGGTGCGGCAAGACCGGGGAAACGCTAATGGCAATTCACAAGCGGGACAATAGCACGGCGATTCTGTATTGGCTCTGCCATGATTGCAAAGCAAGGCAGGAGGCGGACGAAGCGGAGTACGGTCCTGGCTTCCATCACAATCACGGGGCCATCCGCCGAGGACGAAGCAGGAGGCCGTTGATGGCAACTAACAAGGAAACCTTGACGCTCGAGGATGCGCTTGCGGAGTTTCCGAAGGAATGCGAAGCGCTAATGGGCGGTGACTACATGGAGATGTGGAAACGACACGGCTTGTTATGTAGAATACCAAGTCTTGATTCGAATTTGTTGCTCGCCGCCGCCCTGCGCTGGCTGGCGGGGAAGGAGCTTACTTGTCTAACGGAAGAAGCCATAACACATTGGATTACGCAGAGGCTGACGGGGGTAAAGATCAGGATGCCCTCCGATGTGTTGCGGTGGGCGCTCGAAGAAGTACGGGCACACTTACAGCGGGAGAAGGAAGGATGAGCGATAACGACAGCCGCGCCCGCCGCCGTGCCGGCCCGCGCCGCCGCGCGCGCCACGCCGCGCTCGGCTGGCCTAAGCGGGAACCGTGGCCCTCCCCGGCACGGCGCATCCAGATCCACCGGTTCTGCAACTCTATGGACAGCGGGGATTGGCCCGCAGCAAAGCAACTGTTGGCGAACGAACCTATTGAGGACTGAACATGTATAATCCAAGTACAACCGAAACGGTTATGGATACTCCGATGTGGCGTGCCATGAAGCGGCTTCGGAAAAGCCGCCCGCATAAAATCTTTTTCAAGCTTGATCCCGAGATAGTGAAAGAGCTCTTTGACGCACTCCATAAAGACTTAATGACAATACCAACGCCCGAGCAAGCAAAGCGGCGATATATCGCAAATATGACACCATAGCGGGACTAAACATGAATGACAGCACGGACACAATCCTGGCGATCGCGGTGATGCTCGTTGCCATTGCGGTAATGCTGGGGCTGGCGGTGGCCGGATGCTGACTGACCGCTGGTTCAAAATGAAGCCGCACCCGGCCCGCGCCGCTATGGCCGCGCGTACAGCGCGGTTCAAGATCAACCACGCTGGCCGCCGCGCGTATAAGTCCGAGATTGCGAAGCGCAAGTTGGTTTTGGCATTACGGCATGACTTATGGCGGCAGGATCGCGTACCGTGGGGACCGGGCCGCTACTTCTATGCCGCGCCGACCCGCCCGCAAGTTAAGGACATAGCTTGGGCTTGCTTCAAGAAACTTATTCCGAAGAAATGGCTTGCCGAACGCCCGCGCGAAAGCGAACTGAAGCTAACGACCAGATGGGGAACTACGCTACAGCTCTTTGGCCTGGACAATCCTGAACGCATGGAAGGCGGCGGCTATGATGGCGGCGTAATTGACGAATACGGCAACTGTAAGCCTGATGTATGGCATGAGCATCTTCGACCCGCAATGTCTGACCGGCAGGGCTGGTGCCACTTCATAGGCGTTCCAGAGGGGCGCAACCACTATTATAAGCTGTTGAAGAATGCGGTTGACAATCCCGAGCTATGGAGCGTTCATCATTGGCACAGTGATACGGTACTGAACGCGGACGAAATCGCGATGCTGCGCGCCGGCACGGATGAACTCACGTATAACCAGGAGTACGGCGGCGAGTTCGTATCGTGGCGGGGCCGCGCCTACTACGCATTCGATCTGGCGAAGCATTGCCGACCGTGCGAGTATGACCCGGCTAAGACGCTGATATTCTGTTTCGATTTCAATATTTCGCCTGGCGGGGCGGCGGTGTGCCAGGAGACCACGGACGGTACGGCGGTAATCGGCGAGGTATGGATTCCGCGCAACAGCAATACCGAGCTGGTATGCGCGCGGTTAATCGCCGACTGGGGCGAACACCCCGGCAACGTGGAGTGCTACGGGGACGCAACCGGCGGCGCGGGCGGCAGCGCGAAGGTAAGCGGGTCCGACTGGGATTTGGTGCGGACATCGTTACGGCCGAAATTCGGCAGTCGTATAATCTTTCGGGTGCCTAGAGCCAACCCGCGTGAACGTGCCAGAATAAATTCTGTAAATTCCCGCTTGAAATCCGCTGATGGGCATTGTAGATTAGTTGTTGACGGTAGAAAAGCGGCGCATGTCGCGGACGATCTTGACGGGGTACCGCTGCTCGAAGGCGGCACGGGCGAGATCGACAAGGATAAGGACAAGACATTGACGCATATCAGCGATGCACTGGGCTACTACGTGCAGTACGTGTTCCCGGTGGACGAACTGATCCTGAAACCAACAGGCCGCGTAATCACCGGCGGCGGAATCGGAGTGGTACGATGAAATCATATAGCGCGATGGTTGCTGGTTTACCTGGCCGGTCTCATAAGCCGCGCCTACGCAGGTTCGATTCCTGTTCGCGCCACCAAGCTAAGTACGCAAATGGTAAGCGGGCCGGCTGTTAACCGGGTGATTGTAGGTTCAAGTCCTACCTTAGCTGCCAGCCAGCAGGAGAGAGGCACACGGCATAGGGAGGCGAATTGATTGCGCGGGAATACCCCAAGGGAGGGCGACACCTGCCGAATAGCCAGAGGGCTGACGGGCTGCGCGCTTACCGCTAGTCGCGGCGAAGTGGTGTGACAGCCGGGAGAGGCCGGCGCTTAATTTAGTAACAGGAGATACGGTAATGTTCCAATGGTTGGCGAATATGATTAAGGGCAAGCCCGCGCCTGTCCCGGCAGAGGGCGAAGAAACCGGGCGGCAGACTAAGGGCGGCGTAGTAACGGGTACAGCGGGCGAGTTGCCGAAGGTAGCGGAACGCACGATCCAGACGTGGCGGGAAATGCGGAAGCATCCGGCCCTGGCGTTATCAAGTGCAATCGCGACCGGCCCAATCCGTTCCGCTGAATATGCAACCAAGGTTGACAGCGAACTTGCCGAGACCCAGCCCAAAATCGCCGAGGAACGCGAAGACTTTGTTGACAGCGTGATGAACCCGCTATGGCGCGAACTCATGCGGGAGATAATCTTCGGACTTCATTACGGGTTTCAAGCGTTCGAGAAGGTGTACGCCGCCAAGGACGGCCGCCAAGTGCTTGCCAAGCTCAAGATGTTACTTGCCGATATTACCTATGTGGTACTCGAGAAGGAAAGCGGCGATTTTCGGGGCTTGACCAACGGTAAGAAGATGTTCGGGGCAACCGCCGGCGGCAAGTTCCTACCGCCCGAGAAGGTATTCTGGTACGCGCACAATCGCGAGGGTGATTACTGGTACGGCGAATCCGTGATGGATCGCGCACTCAAGGATTACAACTGGTACAACGATACTGCTGCGAAAGCCAAGCAATACTATACCGGGATAGCTGGGGCGATTGCTCTGCTTGAGTATCCCGAGGGCGAATCCAAGGACAAGGGCGGCCAGACCAAGAATAACTACCTGCTGGCGATTGACATTCTGCAAAGTCTCAAGGACGCAGCGGGCGTGGCGTTCCCCGGTATCGAGGCGGCATACATTGACGCGATTGCGAAACAGGGGATTGACCCGACAAAACTTGCGGCATGGCGGCTGACTATGTTCGAGGCGAAATCCCGGCACGGTCCCGAGTTCGAGGCGGGGTTGACCGCCCGG